GCCGCCGGGTGGAACTTGCGCGCCGGGCCGTCCACGTCCGACACACGCTACGCTACGTCGCTGTCGCCTATCCCGGCGACGGTGGTCGAGCGGCGCGATGGGTGGGTCAAGGTGCAGATTGAGTTGTGGGTGATTGGGGAGGCGGTGGATGGCTGATATCGCGAAGCTACGTAAGCCGCTGATTAACCGCGCGCGAGGTGCTGGGGCGGCGCGGCAGGGCAACAGAGATTGACCCCAAGTTTGTCGCCGTCGCCCTCGAACGCTGGGCACAGATGACCGGCAGGCAGCCGGTGCTGGTGGAGTGAGGAGTTTGCCTTAAGGGTTTGCTATGGCCGAGCCAAAGCGCAGCAATTTTGAGCGAGAACGGGATTTGGCGATTGTCGCTGATATGTACCTGCGCGCCAAAACGCAAATGGAGATTGCCGAGCATCTCAACACCACTCATTACCCCGACCGGCCATTGTCCAGGCAGCAGATCGGCTACGACATCCGTATCCTGATCGGGCGCTGGCAAAAGGGCGCAGAGCGCAAGATTGACGAGCGCAAAGCTGAGGAACTGGCGCGTATTGACCGGTTGGAGCGCGAGTATTGGGATGCCTGGGAACGCTCAAAGCTCGACGCGGAAAGCAGCGTCACCGAGAAGATTGAGGGCCGGGACGTGCGGCTAAAAGCGCAAATGCGCAAAGAGGGCCAGACCGGCGACCCGCGCTACCTGGCCGGGGTGCAGTGGTGCATTCAGGCGCGGCGCGAAATCCTGGGGATCGACGCGCCAAAGAAGTCGGACATTACCAGTGGCGGACAGCCAATCAAGAGTAATGATGGACATGATCGAGCAATATCTTCACTCGCTGACGCCCTCCGAGAAATCGTATCTGGCGCGGCTACAAGCGAAGGCAACCCTGTGGATGCCGCAGAGCAAACCACAGTGGTTAGCACTACTGAGCCGGGCAGATGAGATATTTTATGGCGGCGCGGCAGGTGGCGGAAAGACTGATCTCGTTTTGGGAATGGCTGTTGAGTGTCACCAACACTCAGCCGTATTTCGGCGCGTCTACCCCAACCTGGCGGGGATCATGCGCCGGGCGCGGGAAATCATTGGTGAGCACGGCCAGGAAAACAAAGCCGACAAAGTTTGGAATCTCACCGGCGGGCGCACCATCGAATTCGGCGCCGTCCAGTTTGAGGACGACAAGAAAAATTGGCAGGGCCGGCCACATGATCTTAAGGCATTTGACGAACTGCCGGAATTTACCGAAACCCAATACGTCTTTATCTGCGGCTGGAACCGCTCGGTTGACCCCGGCCAGCGCGTGCGCGTCATTTCCACCGGCAATCCGCCACTTGATGAGGCCGGCTCCTGGATCATCCGCAGATGGGGTGCGTGGCTCGATGACAAACATCCCCGACCGGCAAAGCCCGGTGAATTGCGCTGGTATGCGGTGGTTGCCGGAAAAGAGCAGGAGTTCCCGAATGGAAACCTGGTCACGATCAACGATGAAATTATTTATCCCCGATCGCGAACGTTTATCCCGGCGCGTCTCTCGGACAATGCCTATTTGGATCAAGACCCGCGCTATCGGTCGGTCATTCAGTCGATGCCCGAGCCGCTGCGTTCGATGCTGCTTTACGGCGACTTTAAAGCGGGCAATAAGGCCGATCCATTCCAGGTTATCCCTACCGAGTGGGTGCGCGCGGCTCAGCAGCGATGGTTGGAGAGACCCAAACCAACGACGCCGCTTACTGCGGTTGGCATCGACGCCGCGCGTGGAGGCGATGACTATATGACACTGGCGCGGCGCTACGATGATTGGTTTGACGAGGTCCAAAAGTGGCCGGGCGTGCTGGTTCCCGACGGCCCCACGGCGGCCACGCTGGTACACAGCGAGTTAGCTCCTGAGATACCGAGCTATATCAACGTCGATGTGATCGGGATTGGATCGTCAACTTACGATCATATTAACCCGTTGTATGACTCGGTTTGCCCGGTCAATGTCTCTCATGGCTCAGTATATCGAGACAAATCCGGCGCGCTCAAAATGAGGAACTTGCGGGCCGAAATCCACTGGCGAATGCGCGACGCGCTTGACCCGTTGGACGGCTCGAATGTAGCCCTGCCGAACGATCCTGAGGTGCTTGCTGATCTGTGCGCGGCGCGCTACAAAATCACCACCGCCGGTGTGCTGGTTGAAGAGAAGGACGAAATCAAAGCCAGGATTGGCCGAAGCCCGGATGTGGGCGAGGCGATTATGTTGGCAAATTACATCAAGAGCGCGACCGAAGTGGTTGACGATCCATTTGCAGGCTGGTGACTATGGCGATTTGGGACAGTGTCTTTGATCGAATAGCAGAACGACTGACCGCCGGGATCGTTGACCGTATGGCGGCCAAGCCCATTATCGAGGCGCGTGCTTACCGTAGTGGTTATTACAAGCCGCAGTTGCGTGTGTCGCCCAATCAATTTGACGACAACATCGGCATCAACCTGACCGGGCTGTTGGTTAATCGCATTGTCTCGCAGACCATCGGCGCAGGGTTTGAGCTGGATTTTGACGGTGAGACCGAGACTGCCAACGAGCAGTATATCCGCGCGGTGCTGGACGCAAACAAGCAAGAAGTACTGTTCCACCGCTGCTGTGTGGCGGCTGCCGAGGCCGGGACGGGCTATCTGATGATTATCCCCGACGCCGTTACCGGGCCGAACGGCGAGGTGCTGCCACGCTTGCAATTGGTTGACCCGACGCTGGTGACAATCGAGACGCTGCCCGAGGATTTCGAGATTGTCCTGCGCTACACCATCCAGTACAAGTTTATCGGCGCGAACGGCAAAGAACAAGCGCGCCGCCGGGTGATCGAGCGCGCCACGCCAAACACCGTTGACCTGATCGCCAATGAGACCTGGGTCATCAACGATTACGAGCAGGGCGCAAACGGTCAGTGGGTGCTGGTTGCGTCAACGCCGTGGCTGCAAGATTTCCCGGCGATGCTGCACTGGCAAAATCTACCGAGCATCCGTGACGCCTACGGTGAGCCTGACCTGACCCCGGCGCAGATCGAGCTACAGAACCGGATCAACTTTGTTGCGTCGAATATCTCGAAGTTGATCCGCTACTACGCTCACCCCATGCGGTTCAGTGTCAACGCCAAATTCGAGAAGCTAGACGTTGGCCCGGACAAGATGGTTGCGCTCACCGGCGACAACGCCGATATTCGGCAACTTGAAGCATTGGGCGACCTGTCGGCGTCGATGGCCTACCTGACCACCTTGCGCCAGGCGTTTTTCGCGTGCGGTCGTGTGGTGGACATCGACAGCATCCATGACAAACTTGGCGCGCTGACCAATTTCGGCCTGCGGGTGTTGTACGCCGACAATCTCAATTTGATTTCGACACACCGCGAACTGTTCGGTGACGCGCTCGAAGAGCTTGTGCGCCGGTTGCAAGTGCTGGCGGGTATGACGCCTGTCCCGTGCTCGGTAGTCTGGCCGGACTTTTTGCCGGTCAACGAGACCGAGGAACAAACCGCGCTGGCAGGCGATCTTGCCAACGGCCTGGTTAGCAAGCAGACCGCCGCCGGCAAGCGTGGCTACGATTGGGACGCCGAGCAAGAGCGCATTGCCGCCGAGGGGCAGCAGGATACGAACCTGGGCGCGGCGCTGCTGCGGGCGTTTGACCGCGGGGAGGGAGTCGAGTAAATGCCGTCTCCGGTGATCGAAACGCTGAACCAATACCACCGCGCGCTGGACGCCAGAGACGCCGCGGCAGTGGCGCGGCTGACCCGCAACTACTCCGCGTCACTCAAGCGATTGCAGGCGATGCTCAATAGCCTGATCCTGGAGATTGGCGACCAGACGCCGACGCGCGGCCAGCTTGTCCGCATGGCTCGGTATAAGGCATTGATCGAGCAGATCGAGCGCGAGCTGGTCGGCTTGCAAGTCGCAACTGCCAACGAGATAACCTCGACCGCCGCCGAAAGCGCGGGCCTGGGCGCATCCGCCGCCGCCGATCTGATAACCGCAACCCTGACCGGCGAGACGGTTGCATCTGTCAGCGCCGGTTTCAACGCGCTGCCCCGTGCCGCGGTTGAGGCAATCACCGGCTTCCTTGATCCTTCCGGGCCGCTGTTTGCCCGGCTGAACCTGCTTGCGCCGTTCGTTGCCGATCTGGTGGCGGATGCGATCATCCAGGGCGTGACGCTGGGCTTCAATCCGCGCAAGATCGCCCGGATGCTGCAAGACGCGTTCGGCAACGGCCTGACCGACGCGCTGCGCTTTGTCCGCACGGCGCAACTATGGGCATACCGAGCCGCGAACCACGAAGTCTACCGCGAGAACAGCGACGTAGTTACGGGCTGGGTGTGGTGCGCGTCGCTGAGTGGGCGCACCTGCATGAGTTGTATTGCGATGCACGGCACAATCCACCCGATTGAGGAAACGCTCGCAGATCATCATAATGGCAGATGCAGTGCAATCGCTTTGGTCAAAAACTACCCGAACCCGGTCGAAGAAACCGGCGTGGATTGGTTCGCCCGCCAACCGGAAGCCGTCCAGCGCAAAATGAT